ATTGCGCTGTATCCACTTGGAGCAGAATGTGACCACGAATCACTATCAAATCGAATTGTTGCAGTACCAGCGGTATGCAATGCCACAACAGGCATAACAGGAGCATCACCAAAACTGTTATCAGAGTTAGTAAATGCGGCGTTAGTTTTTGATGATCCAGAAGTCGGATCACCACTATTTTGCCAAGTATTGTCCTCACCAAAATATATAGCTTTATTATCTAGATCGATAGCAACTTGGACAACATTTCCATTACTATATGAATTACCGTATGATGTGGAGGAATTTCCATTTTTCTTATTGCCGCCGTTCTCATAGCCCCAACCATAGGCGTTAGTTCCAAGGTCAGCCGTTAAACTTCCAATTTGAGATGTTGCTACGCCAATGTTAGCAGAACTGATTGAACTGATTACAACTTCAAAATAATATTTTCCACTAGAAAGAAATAAATTTGTTGGTGCAATTCTCCAGCTTCCACCTGTACCATTTGTAAACGCAAGATTATTGCTTGCAAAAGAAACACTAGAACCTATTGCAGAATTGTCTGCATCATAACTTGGATAGATTGTAATTTCTTTATCGGTACTGTTGGCTGGCCCGTCTACAGCAATATTATTTGCACCCATGCTTGAAGGCGTGAAATGATTATTGTTTCCACTACTATCTTTACCAACTCCATTTGCATGGGTTGGGTCATCGAATGCCAGCCAAAAAGAATTTGACGGCATACTAATCGTACTAGGGTCTTTTGGAACCCAGATGCCATCAGAAAGTTCTCCAAACGAATCAGCATCCAACGCTCCATCAATTCCTATGAAATCAGCAAGGTACCCTTCAAAAAACTGACTGTTGTTTCCTCGTCTACCTATATTGTGTGCAACAGATTGCTTCATCCAATCTACATTATCACCGTCGCTTGGATCATCGTGATTATCTAAATCAGCATCTTCTTGGAGAACACCATTTATCCAAAGGCGTTTACGGTTCGCCGCTGTTCCATTATTAGTGTCAAACGCAACAACTACATTAGTCCATGCTGTTGGATCACGATAAACCGCTGTAGTCGTATAATGTGTGTCGATTGTAGCGTTTAATGAAACTTCTAGTTTATCACCAACGGTATACTGGATTTGATCGCCATTGGACGATACATCTAAAATCCATTGTACGCTTCCAAACTTTGTTCTCTTAACCCAAAACGAAATAGTTTTATCGGTGTCACTAGCCGCTGCCCCAGAAGGTGTCCAGCTTAAATAGTCAGCAGAGCCATCAAGATATAAAGCTGCTGCTGGAGTATATGCGTCATCAGCAGATGACATCATCGTGAAAGGAAATGTGAACATTAGCTAAAGTTCAACTGTGCTACGCCGAACATCGAACTGCCGTCGCTAACAAAACTTAGAATGTCTACAGCGTTCGCACCCGTGCTAAGAGTTGGCTCTGTTCCACCTGGAAACTTGTAGGCTGAAGCACTGGTATTCAGTGTCCGATTGCCTGTGCCATCCTGTTTGACGATTAATATATAGGTAGCCCCTGCAACTTGATTAGATGGTGCATCGAGCGTCCTGTTTCCGGCAAGCGTGACTGAGGCCACTTGGTTTTGCGACAAATCCCAACTGATGTTTGCACCATCACTCAATGTTGTAGCATTGAAGTTTTGCGTCTTGGTGTATTCCCTTGCCGTGGCTGTCAGTTCAGTTGAACCGAAAAGCTGTGTCGTTGTAATCTTCTTGTGGGCCGTAGCGTCGGCATCATAAATGGCAAACTCATCTGCTGCGACAGGTGAGGCGCCCAGCGCTGATTGCCCGTTAATCGAAACCGTGACTGTTCCCGTTGATGTAATGGCACCGCCACTGGCCAGCCCAGCCGTGGCGATGTTTGTCACCGTGCCGCCACTTCCTGGGTAAATTTTGGTGTAGGTGATTGCCGTAGTATTGAGCGTACCCCCAGAGTTTGCGGTGCATAAATAGAGATCGTCAGCGTTTGCCGTCCCTTCTTGTATTGAAATAAGTTGCCCGATTATCTCGTCCCAAGTATCTGCTTCGGTTGATCGTGAAGCAGTGCCGGAACTGACAACCGTGTAAATACCATTTTCACTTTGGTCTGATTGGTCTTTGACAAGCACCAGATCGCCCGTGGACAAGGCACTGCCCCCTGTTAACCCGTCCAGGCTATCTCCGTTTTGCAAATCAGCAGTTAGATCAATATTCGTCGTTGTTGCGGCCCTGACCGTGAGTCTGGTGCGAAGCCCAGCGGCTACAGAATCTACATATTGCTTGGTTGCAATGTGCATCGCAGACGAGGGGTCACCCGCCATCGTTGACGTTGCAACGATGCCGCTATATGTCCCGCCCGTGACAGTCTTGCCGGTGAACGTGATTGCGTCAGGAATACTTATTGTTGGGTTGCCGCTTACGCCATCCCCGTTAACAAGCGTAATTTGATTGCTAGTGCCGGTGATCGTGCGCGGTTCTGCCGCACCCGATCCAGCGTGGGCAATCATGCCGTTGCCCTCTGTGGCAAGCAGTGCGGTGAAAACCTGTGCCGCTGTTTTCATGTCGTAGTTAGTGGCACCCGCATTAACTTGAAGAAAGTTGCTTGCCGTTAGTGAAGCTGGCAACGCAACCTCTGAACCGTTGGCAAGCGCGTCGGCATCTGAATTCCACTGTAGCAATTTATTTGCTGTAGGCTCCGGCATCGTGACTGATGCACCACCTGTGTAAGTATTTGGAAATTTAAACGCCTGACTGATGTCGCCATCGCGCTCCTGGCCAGACATAGCCAATCGGTCAATGTCGCCTTCCAATGTGTCGGCAGGGAAGGGGTCATTGGTGACATAGTTTGACGTTTGTGTCGTTGTGGTCTTGCGGCGTATGTGCCACTGCACCGTGTCAGCCGGTGCGGAGCCAGCAACAACGGCGCCTGTTGATCCATCGCCACCCGTCACCGTGTAATGCGTACTATAGGATTTAGTGACTTCCGCGCCTGTCGCAATCGTGCGCTCAATCACTTCAAGTTCTGCTGTTGATCCTGTCCCAAAAAATGGAAAAGTAACCGCAAAACTTGTTGTCGATCCATTGCCCGTATAGCTAACGGAAGTAGTTGTGGTTGATACCGTCATAGTGTCACTCCATTATCGCACGGCTTCGGTTGGTCTTACGGCGTCAAAAAACTCTTGGCCGGTTTCGTCTTTAATTCGTCTTTCATAGTTTCGCGCCCATCCAGGGTTTATGTATTCGCTCATGTTCCAGAAAAGCAGATAGTCCAGAGCCATGCGGGCATAAAAGATGTTGGCGCCTGGAAGCATGGACTTGGCTATGCGGTATCCTGTCTGACCAGCGCGGTCATAGTCTTCATCAAAAAACATCTTTGGTATTTTTGCCGCACGGCTAAGATTGCCAATTACGGGGCCACCGGCAATTTCCGCAAAGCCCTCGCCAAACCGCGCATCGCCAGCCACCATGCCCATTAACGTATCGCCGTAGAAACCAAGACCGCCCGCTTGCATGAGGCTTCGGTAAAATACTTTGCCTGGGTTCTCAGCTACGTTAATCGGCTCCTTGCCTTTGACTAAGTCTTTAAGCGTCGATGCAATGTAGCCATATACCATTGAGGTCAGCAGTATCTTGACCAGCATTCCCGTTCGGTGACCTTCATTAGACTTGCTAAACCCACGCGATAATATTTCCATGCCATAGGTTATTGAAAATGACTTGAGGTGCATGAACAGGTTTTTAAACTCGCTCATTACCGTGCCCCGTTCCAACCCTCTTGTTGTAATATTAGATCGGGCGCCTGGGGTTAAAATTGCGCTGTCGGCAAAGCCGGTAAAGAACCCGTTGATACGAATTTGAGCATCAACATCATCAATGGCACTTATGTCGTGGTATTTAATTCCATCAACCTCACGCACCACGCTGTTCATCAAATCAAAATCTTCGGGCGTCAGGCCGTAGGCTTCCATTTCACTTCGCAGGGACACGTCCAGATCGTCAAACTTCTTGCCCGCCTGTTTGGCAATAAAGTTGGACAGGCTAATGCCAACGGCTGTTTTCAAGCTGTCGTTCATCCAGTTCATGCCGGTCACGCGCATGAGCCAACTGACAGTACTGGCACCCTGTCCATCCAAAGCATCGTTGCCAAGCCATCGCGATTGTACACTGGCCATCAAAGCATCCATGCCGACGCCAAGACTATCGGCAATTTCTCTTGCCTCTCCAGTACGGCGCCCGCCACGCCCGCCGACAGCTTCTGGAATTAAACCGCCAAGAACAGAAAGGTTTGCCTCAAAAAACGGAACGCCAATTTCGTTGAGGCGTATCGATGCCGTGCCTATGTCACCAATAGATGCGAGAGTAGTGCCGCCAAGCAACGCCGCCGATGTCAGGTTCTTGGCCAAATTAGACCCACGCGCTAAATAATAACCTGATTGCCCAAGCCCTGGTAACGCATTGCCTTGACCTGTCACTTCATCATAAAGTCGCGCTGTCTTTTCGCCGTAATTTGTTTCTCGCAGTTGAGCAACAACCGCATGGTTGTCTTCATCAATAGCACGATTTAATGCCCGCTCATAAAACTCATCCAGCATACTTTTCGGGTTCGGCCCCAAGTGCATCATGGCAGCAACGGAGTCCGACATTCCCAGCAACTGGTTTACAAATGCCGTACCGATATGCTTGTTGCCGTAAGCCTGGTTATACGTCCACGCGCTTTCCCCGTCTTGCTTGAAGTGCAGGGATCGT